AAGAATAAACTTGCGAAGTTCTGACGGAAAGTTGGTAGGACCTGAGTGACAAACTTGACAGCCTTAAAGATTAATGAGACTGTTTGTAAAGAAGCAATAATTGGTCCCGTAGTGAGCAACGAGTCCCGCCAAAGACTATTATGTTGCACCAAAATGGGCGACCATTCACGAACCTTGCCAATTATAGAAAACCGGCTCTGGCCCATTTGGAGTGCTGATAACTCCATATCTTCCTCATCAAATTCTTGTTGACGCTCCCTGTTGGCTCTACGAACCTCCACCTCCAATTCCTTCACAGGGTCGATTTTCTTTTCAATCATGATCTCCGGAATTTCATTGCCATCCTCATCGTAATGGGCAGCCATTTCTAGCTGTGCATCGCGTTGACCGGCTTCATCCTGGAGAGTACCAATGATACTTCGACCCACCAATTGAGCATTCCGCTCCTCCCTGTTAGAGTGACCTCCCTTCGCAAATTTCTTGCGAGGTGAATTGGGTCCACTCTTGGATCCTCTGGAAGTAGCCTTCGGACTCTGACTACCCGCAAAGGTTGGCGAATTACCACCACTCCTAGGCCCTCGAGGAGCCTCATCAACACCATCATCAGATTGTGCTGGCATCTCAGGTACTACTCGCTGAGGACGAACTTCAGCCTTAGAATCCTGAGGACCATGATTTTTGGCTACATTGCCTAAAGACCTGGTATTTATGCCCTTAACTGCGGCAGCAGGCACATTTTTCCCATGTGCAGGTATCGGCTTACGGGCCGCCCCTAATCCTTTCTTGTTCTGCTGAGACCCCGGTTTTTGGTTCGGTGTACTCATATCGCGAAAGCTAAGAAGGAAGGTTGGTTATCAAAGTTACCATCTTCAATTAATGAGTCATTGATGTCGTTGGACATCCAGGTGCACACAACGGCTCCATTCCTATATCACGTACACAATTATTATTAAACCTCAGGTACCTAGCCCCAAGGGTGTGTTTCCTAACATTTGCTCGCATCTAGCACATAGGTGTTGCCATCACTGGCATGACGTG